TCTCTCCTTGTATGCTGTTGAGACTCGACCATGTGTGTCATAGACCAGGTTTTAAATAAAGCCCCTGCATTCTCTATTATAGCACGCATGATTTTTTTAGATTCAGACCCACACTTACAAATGTAAGTAATGGGTGTGTCTCTTGTAATTTTATCGTATTTTCCAATACGTATTGCGCCATCATGCTTAAGCTGTTCGGTGAGAAGCGCTTCTGTAAAACGACGCTTAGGCATCCCAACTACTCTACAAAGGTCTAATATAAACCTCTGTATAGCGGCCCCCTCAAATTTTCACCGCTTACACCACCTCCCCAAAGCTATTCTTCCCCGCAAAATAGCCGTCCATTATGTGTGAGACAGAAGGCAGTTGCGCTTTCCGCTCCGCAGAAAGCCCATCCCGCCACTGCTCATACGCAAACGCCAGCCGAAGATTATTCTCATTAAGAACAGCCTTAAAAGCCTCCAGGCTCATCTTAGTTGCGCCAGGATGCAGGAAATCATACCACGAAACGCCAGTAGGGCGAGGATCGCTCGGCAGATAACTCAGCTTGGTACGTAGCATCATCGAATACGCCATGCTCGTATCCACACCAGACTCCACGCACATCTCTAAAACGGACTTAGGCTCCTTAGAAACTAGCTCCAGAATATTTTGAATCATCGTATTCTTAGAGTGATGCTCATAAAAGGTGCTCCAGAACTTGTCGCTCTCGTGATACTCGTTGAAAAACTTCGTCATAGAGACGAGGTCTCCACGATTCTCATTAGACGTGTGCAGAGTCTCGTTTGCGAGATACATACGGATAATCGACATCATAGAGTTCTTGGCCTCAGTAGAAAGTTCAGAAAGCGCCTGCTGGAGGCGATAAATCAACTTAGTCTGGGTCACCAAAAATACAACGTCCTCATACTTTCTGTTATGCCGATCTTCACCGGCGGTAGAATCGGACGGAACATGTGCTGTTTCGTAAGAAGAATACTCGGCGGGCATATTGTATATCGTTATATACTAAGAGTGCTTTAGGCTAAACCGATTCTGATTGACTGGTCCTGATGAGGTCCAAACAAAATTTGAACATTTTTTCGCCCCTAAATCCAACCCAAAAATGGGCTTCGATCTCTTCATATCCGTCTCCTTCCCCTTGTGTCCAGAATCGGGCCTGATGTACGAATACAACGAAGACCTGACAAAAACCTACAATCTCAACAACATCCGAGTCCCACAACACTTGAGGCGATTTGTGAAACAGCGGGGGCATCATCTCAGTCTCTACACCTCTAGAGTGACTGACGAATACTCCACGGGCGCCGATAATTTCCTAGACAAGTTTCCTGAGTGGTCCGAGATTGTGGATGACAATGACTACGAGGATTACAAGGATTACAAGGACCGGTGGACCGAGGAGGATCACAATCTCTTCAAGGAGACGCTCGCCTGGCTCGTAGGCCAAAAAATAAATGCCATCGTGTCTTGGTCATTTTAGAAAGACAGAACGGGCAGCTTATGAATGTAGATGTGAATCTCCTTTTCCACGTACAGATATGTCTTGCCCGTCACCTTGTTTTCGGGGACGTCTAGGTCCGTACAAATGGGTCCGCCGCCTGCTTCCAGAAGCTGCGTTTCCTCCTTGTCCTTGTGCCTCTCTTTCACCGCCGCCGCCGCAGACTCAAAGGTGGCGTAGGCGACCTTGTAGGGCTCTCCGTTTTCAACAACGACGTAGAAGGCGTTCATCTTGTGTGTCTGCTCATACAAGAGGTATTGGGGAGTTCAATTTTTTTGTCGCCATAAATAGATGCGTACCTACCGGTTTCCCAGACGCTTCAGTCGCGCCTACTGCAAAAAGACCCCATGCGGAAAAATGGGGTTTACACAGAGGGCATCGTGCCGTCCGTATAAGAATTGCTATAAGACAAGAAAGGGGAGACGTTAAGTGCTCGGCAACTCGAAAACGACCTGCGTGAAGCCCCGTAAGTGGATCGCCGTCTCCTCCACAGAAATCACGTCACGCGACCAGGAACCCACAATGGGAGGGGCATCATACACGTCCCCTCCACCCCGCCCGTTTCCCTCTGCAACGAGCAAAGGCAGCGGGTGCAGGGAATTAAGCCTGCTCTTGTCGGCGTATTGCTTCTTTGTGTGATTCACGATGAAGCGATATTTCGCAGCGCTCTCCACGTCGGGGCGGATTAGTTTAGTATCGTCGCACAACTCGTGCAGATTCTTCTCTTGGCCGTTCTCCTTGTCGGCATAGTCACCCGCCCAGACCACACGGCTCTTATAGTAAGCGCCTCCCGGACTCAAAAGGGACTCGAAGGTGTTCACGAATGCGCTATTCAGATAGGCGTGCTCCATCAACTTCAGACCTTCGCCGTATGCGCTTGGCTCCATCCACGCAACGATGTTACCCGAAGCATTCAGAATGACGGCGTAGTAGTATTGTCCCATCGTGGCTTGTGTTATAGGGTGGAGGGGTGGTTGCCTTCAATTTTTCCGGGAGCGTCTGCGTTTACGTAGAGGCGTTCGTTTGCGAGAGACGCCAAACTCCGAACCAGCCCGACTACGCCCCGAAAAAAATTGAGGGCGGAAACACATGTGGTGTGGAACCATCCGTAAAAGGGGAGATGCCAGTGCAAACAGAAGACGATGGGAAAATCTGGGAGATGGCCGTGTGTATGACATATAACACACCATTTAATGGTCCATACAAGTATAGTATGGACAAGGCAAAGAAACTAGCAGCACGCCTTGAGAAACTCAAGGAAATCTTCCCAGCATGTCGTCATACAGCAACTAAGGGCGCCAGATATGATTTCACTGCATTGGAAGATGAGACCAAACATCTTTCTGCGAAGACAGCCAAACACGGCGTAGGAAAAGTTGCTCCACAAGTTGTAGGGCAAGCTCAACCAGCAACATTCTGTGAAAGGATGGAGATTGCCTATACAACAAACTCCGCCCTAAAACAATATATTCAGGAACATGTCGAAGAAATTTTGCCTATTCTCGTAGAATACACGTTTGACTGTCCTAATCTTTACTACCACAAGAAATACGATACGATACGCTATATCACAATGACTACGCCGATTGACTGGAGCCAATACTCGTTCAAATGGACGCGTGGTTGGACGGACTGGAAAAATTCGTCCACTCTGAAACTTGTAGACGGTCAAGGGAATGCAACATCATTGCTTGAAATTCAGTTCCATACAAAAACCAGAAGCAATATGGCGATTCGCTGGTGCTACGAAAACTTCCTGACTGTATTCAAAGAGAATCTGACTATCGTTCACATTTAGACTATCGCGACTAGATCTTTTTTAGACAGAATAAGTACTCCTTGATATCAACATCTTTGTTGTATTCAAACGATTTGAATCGTTTATATTCTCGCTCAATAACAGAAGCAGTGCCATAGTTCTTCATAATATCCAACATCTTCTCTTTTGAGACGGTGCTTTCGCTATTATAGGAAAGAAAGATCCATTTTGTTTTCAACTCGCGAAACAAGACTTCAAACGCCTTTTCAACAACATCTCCCTTTTTACAAAAGGGAGAAATGAAACAATCGGTAGGAATACCAGTTTTCCCTTTTAACGGCAATTCAGATAATAATTGGTCAGGGGTTTTTGCAATAATATTCAGAGGGAAATAGTTCTTCGAATACTGCCGCTCATTATATGGTGGATCCAAATACACCAAATCGGACTCAAATGACCCAAGAAATTCTGTACGCAGAACATCGGAGTTCTGCGTATTTGAACCATCCACGACTGGAACTGTATTGTTATGGATAGGCATAAATGTAAGGTTCTTAGAGGCCTTACTTTTAAAATTTTTCAGGAAGCAACCATACACGGCAGGAACATTGCTAACAGCATCTGCACTCAGAAGTATAGAAGCAAGAAGGAACTTATATTCGTCAACCGAAACACTGCCTTTTATCAATTCCAGTTTGTTGCGAATATAATCAATTCGTTTCGCATTTTCAATCGTGAAGAATCTCCGCTCATTTGAACCGTATGGACTATAATGCCTTGTGATAAAGCCAACGGTAGAAGACTGTTTATTCCCTTGGATATCTTTTTGAATCTCGTCAATAATTTTCTTACATTTCTCTGTATAGATCGATCGTGTAAATGCGTGGGTTATAATAGAACTATACAACTCGGCATCATTTGAAATAACCCTTGCCATATTTTTCCGAAAGTGGTACGACACAATGCCGGTGCCAGAAAACAAATCCGCAATGGTTTTATCGGCAAATGAAGACCAACCAGTTTGTTCCTTGATATTTTCTGTAATCCAGTCCAATAATTGAAATTTTGAGCCTATGTAATTTAGACGGTGAATTTTTTCCGGAAATACTTCTACGGTATACTCCTTATTGGCTGAGGCCGAAACTAGTTTTACAATCTCATCCTTCCTCTTTCCACTATATCCTTTGATACTCTTGTCCTTACAAATCGCAATCAGTTCCTCGCGAGTTTTCTTTGAATAGTCCATCTGGTTTGTGTGCATTTGCGATGTTCTTGTGGGGTCAATTTTTACCGCCTCCTCATCCTTTTTTAACAGAGCCTCTTGAACTTTCTTCTCTACAAGTTCTTCAATCATATTGTTTTTCTTACACGGACGCTTACGGTTCCGATGGTCTTCCAGATGACCCTTCTGACTGAAAGTTTTTTCGCAGGTTTCACAACTATACTTCACCATTTCGTCCTATACTATATACGAAGGAAATCTTTAAACCGTTTCACGAGTTTTAACGAATTCGTTAGAGCCGGGGAATCAATACTAAAACCCCCTAAGCGCACTCCGACGCAGCCCGACTACGCCCTTCCCGTTTCCACATGAGTCCCATCAAATACCGTGAACCCTTGGCCCAGGCCACCGGCTGAAAGATATCCTCTCGCAGTTCCCGCACGAATTTCTCCGCGAATCCGACCCCCTTCGCCTTATCCAAGACCTCCTTGATCTCAATCTGCTTCCCTTCCCGAGCCTCCGTGCATCCGATCAGCCACGACACGAATGCCTTCGTCCGCCCTTCACAATCCGCCAAACAGTGCTTCTGGAACACCGTGCTCGGCAAATACGTCTCCGTCTCCTTCGCAACGTCCTCCGACTGCTCCTCGTCCCCTAGAGCCACGCGCAACAGGGTCTCCAGATGCGACTCCGATTCCAGAATATACGACTGGAATTCCGCAAACATGGCGTCCGTACGCTTCTTGTGGGACATGAGTGAATTCCGGTGCTTCCCCACAGAGCTCGCGTGCGTCCGTAGGAGATTCGTAATCAGATTCGTCTTGAGCTCCAAGGCGCGAACCGTGTCCGACTCAGACGCCACCGGGCGTCCAAAGGACTCCACGACCTGGAAGAAGGGGCGCAGCGTCTGCAGATAGAATACGACGTCCTCGCGCGCGAGGAGATTCGTCAAAAAGAGCATGAAACGCCCGTCCTCCAGGAATTCAATATCGATGTCGCCGCCCCGCGTCTTCCCCACAATTCCTGTGCGCAGACTCACCAAGAAACCGCCGCGAATGTTCGGGTGCAGGCGCATATCGCGCCGGAATTTCTCCACCTCTTCCGACGATACCATGCGCGTGTAATTCTTCACCTCCCAAAAGTACTCCTGATCCGGAGCCCTCAGCATCCGAATATCGGCCGTCTGGGCGTCCCTCGAGACCGTCTGGACGCTACAGTCGTACGCCTTCTTCAAGATGCCCTCCACGAAGAATTCGCCGAACGTCCCCTTCTCTTTAGAGGACGTGAACGTCTTCGTAATGGAAGACTGCAACGTATCCATGCGCCCCGTCACGGCCTCCATCTGCTTCGCCAAGGTCTGCTGTAGATGGACGATCTGCTCGTCCTTTGACGTAATGAGTGCCTGGACGTCGTCGCGAATCTCGCGCTGGATCTGTCCACGGAGTCCCGAGGCCGCGAGCTCCATCGCCTCTAGTCGAGCTGTGGCCGCCGCACACGCCTCTTCGGCACGGACCTTCTCCTGGCGAATGCGCCGGATCTGTTGCTGGGCCTCGGCCTCCACCGCCTTCACAATATCGGCCTCTGTCTCGGACCGGACCACCGCTGTAGCACGCTCTTGTAGGGTTTCATAGGCTTCTGCGCCGAGCGTAAGAGCCATGGAAACGGTCTTCACGTCTGCCGTCAAATAGAGGGGCGGAATATTATAATCTGCGACGACTTCCAAGCGTATATGACGAGACATTCCCTTATATAGGTATATGGGGCGGGCCTTAGATGGACGGACTTTTTAGAAAAAAGTCCCCAAAGAACTTTTTTAAAAAAAGTTCCCAAAAATGGGAAAGTACCAAAAAGCTCTCTTGTAAACTCCTCTAATCTCCACCCATTTTTGGGGACTTTTTTTTAAAAAGTCCGTCCATCTAAGGCGCGCCGAATATTCTATTCCATATGACATCGTGGATCAGAGTTCCCCGTAAGCTACGCTCGGAAGACGGCCCTCGCGTACGCAATTACCTCCTGACCCTAGAGGACGGTGACTTCACCTCCTATTATCTCTCCCTCTTCAACGCCTACGCCTTCGCAGCCGCAAACGGGCGCGAACTCAACGTGTATGACCGATCCAACCCTGTCTCCGTGTCCTACCCTCTTCTAAAAGACACGTTCGAGCCAGCCGAAAAAGTGACCTATGTGACCGAGATGATGTCGGGCGTCACCGTTCTTGGGGGCCAGAGTGATCCTCGCTACGCCGGTCTACTTGTCCAGATGCCGCCCGATGTACTACGAAACGTCGCGGATCGGGTCCTCCAGTGGAGTCCGACCATGATGAACCGTGTGAAAGGCATCATCACCGCACAGAAGTTGCCCGCCACCTTTGACATCGGCGTCCATATCCGTTCTAGAAGCCGGTTCGACACGATCCGGGCACCCACGACAGCGACCTACGTGGCCGCCGTAGAGGACGCTGTGAGGACACGGAAGCTGAAGGAGCCGACCGTCTTCGTGCTCGTATCCGACCCCGCCGATTTTACCGACTTTGCTCGTCTCGCCCCGAAGACATGGACGCTCTTCCAAGTCTCTCCGAGCACGACGACGATCCGGGGGAGCAACGTCGGTTCCTTTAACCGGCAGAATTCCGCCGTAAAACTGAACGCCTACGTAGAGCACGTGACAGAGCTCTATTGTATGCAGAATTGCGCCACGATCGTAGGCACTCTCAGCAGTAACGTCGGTAAATTCCTCTATCTCACGGCGAAGAGCCCCCTGGCCTTTCAGAGCCTCGACGTGCAAAAATATAGTTAGACACCGTAAATCGCCAGCATCGCATTATACTTCCCTTTCCACTCGCCGTATTTCTTGATATTATTCCCGGACAGCCGAATCGCCCGCCCCATCGGGCCATCCAGAGCGTTCAGAATGCTCCGTAGAGGCAGGCTCGCGTACGCCGCCTCCAAATCGGCCTCTGCGAAGGCCGGCTTACTCAAAGTCATATTCACCCACTCATGTACTTCCCAGAACCAGTGCCTCACGTATTCCCGTATTTGATTCGTCGGCATCTTTTTTAAAGCATCCACGGGGTGCTCTTTCAGATAAATACGAAAGTGCTCTTTACAGACGTGACACGGAATGATCTCGGACGTCATCTTAAAAAAATGGCTCCAATGATGCCGCTCCTCTTCCGCATAAATGGGCGTCACGATCTTCCCCGCGCGTTCAGCGAGGCCGTGCAACAGTTTCCAGAGGAGCGGCCCCCACTCTTCCGAGCCCGGATAGATTTCTGGAGGAAGATTACACGGGCACGGCATCTTGATTAGAGTCCACAAAGCCTGTCTCTTCTTCATACGCGGGCTGGATGGAATCATAGAATGCTCGCACGGCCGGATGAACTCGGAACGCAACCTTCTCTACATCGTATATGTACAGCGCATCTAGACTGCGCACGCGTGAAAGGGCCACGTACGCTTGACCGTACTCAAACGTCGCAGACCCTACATCAATCAGAGCCGAGTCCAAGGACGCCCCTTGGGCCTTGTGAATCGTGAGCGCGTATGCAAGTCTGAGAGGAAGCTGTTTCCGCTTCACGGCGCTCTCCGTCTCATCCGAGGACCACGTATGCTCTCCGACAATGATCACCTTCCCGTTCATGAATTTCACGACAGGATTGCCGCCCGGCGTGAAATCTGTCACAACGCCTCTGGAGCCATTGACGAGACCGTGAATGGGGACCTTTTGTTTGTCCCGTTCCTCGAATTGCTGCGCGAGAAGCATGACCTGGGCGCCCACCTTGAGTCGGAGAGTCGGCTCATAGGGGGCGTCCTTATCTAGGCGCTGGACCCGGTAGGCCACATCCTCCGGACTCATTCTCGGTGGCGCCTCCGTCGTCGCCTCAAATACCTTTGCCTCTCCCTCCAACTTGTCCAAGTACGACTGATTGATCGCATTGATGTCATCGTTCCTAGTAAACAACATCGTCGGCCGAATAGGATTCCCCTTCCACTTCGCGGCCTTGCGTTCCAAGAGAATCTGATAGGACTCCTCGGAGAGTTCGCCCCTTCTCGCCTCGTCCAGGACTTTCTGAAAGGCCGGATCCTTCTGCCGATGGATCGTCGTCAGCGTGCATACGCGAGTAATGGCGGCCTTCCAAATGGGCGATTCGAACGCGAAGGCCATCTTCTCGCCCGTCTTGCACACCGGGGGAAGCTGGTAGAAGTCGCCCACAAAGACCATCTGGAGTCCCCCGAAGGGTTTATTGTAGCATTTGCGTATAGCGCGCCCCACCTGATCGAGTAGTTCCAAGAGGGCCGGCGTCATCATGCTCACCTCGTCAATGACGAGACAGTCCGTCTTTTTCCAGTTCTTCTTTTTGCGGCCGTTCTTGTGTATGGCCGAGACAATATGTGAGAGAGGTTCGCGTCCGAGTCCGATTCCTGCCCACGAGTGGAGCGTCTTCGCGTGGGCACCTATGAGGAGCCCGGCGCAGCCCGTCATGGCAGTAATCGCCATCGTTTTACCGAGACCGTTGAATTCCCTGTAGAGTACATCGAGCAGATAGGACTTTCCTGTGCCGCCTGGCCCCGTGATAAAGACGGATTCACCTTTCAGAACGGCATCTATAGCGGCCCTCTGCTCTTCCGTACAGCTATCCATCGTTGTTTATAGACTGCTAGAGTTGGTCCCGTTGATTTTTGTTCGGGGAGCTGAATTCCAGCGAGTCAATGAGAAGCTCCGTGAATTCAAAGAGGGTCAGGGAGGATCTGCCAAAGAGGAGAGCGAGATCGTCGCCGAAGTGTATGATACGCGCGGGGACGTCGAGGCGCTCTGCGGATAGAAAGAGGCGCTCCAAGAGGGCGTCGTAGTCCATGGTGGCCGGGAGCTTCAGGAGCTCCCAGACGGCGCTCATGGGACTCGCGCGAGGGCGCACGGTGTGTCCGTAAATTTCGTGAGAGACGGCGATGATCTTTTTTTCTACGAGAGGGATGTCATCGACGATTCCGTCCATAAGGGAGAGGAGAGCATCGGCGTTCTCGTCGAGCATAATAGGGTCCTGCTCTTCGTCGGAACTCATCGAGGATTCGCTCATATGCTTCTTGGTTACGAGGGTGCGCCTTCAAATTTTGCTTGTTGGCGTTACTCGTTGAGGCCCTCCAGGAATTTCGCGAGAGTGGACACCGGCGAGTTGAATTCCATATAGAGACAGGAATGGAATGAAGACGAGTCCGGCTGTATACTGTAGACCGCGTGCGTAGGCAAACAGAGCATCGTCCCGGGGCGAAGAATGATGTCAATGTACTTGAGCTCTCCCACGAGTGGCGAGTCATTGATCGTCAGTGTCTGGGGGTAGCGGTACTTCCAATTGGCAGGCAAGAACGACTCCGACTTCGGGTTCACAAGAGAGATCGTATAGGCACCCTCCACCGGCAAAATGAAGGTCATTACACCGGTCGTGCGCTGCATTCCCACGCCGCCGAACATGCAGTGGACCGTTCGGGAGTAGAACATGCCGAAGAACCCGACCATCTCCTGAATCGTGTCCTGAATCGTGTGCGAGACCCAGAGAGGGAGCGAGAGATCCTTTGAGAGGTCCGTGGCTGCTGTGAGCGTCGTAAGAGGGGTCCCAGTGTCCTTAATCGTCTCGGGGGATTGCAGGTACTGCCGAAGAGGTAGGGCCTCTCTGAGGGGGAATTCGTAGAGTCGCTGCATCTTGGAGAGCTGGGCCATAGTCAAGCTCTGGGGGATCGGGGTACCGCGTATAATGATGGGCTGGCGTTCACTCACGAGCTCTTTCAGGGAGTCTTGGGACGTGTACTCGGACTGGAGGATCTCTATCGTCTCTCGGCGCTGTTTGTAGAAAATGACCGATATGAAAAAAACAATACATATGAGCGATAGTACCTGGAAGAACATTTATGTATTGCTCTTTTCTTTTTTGTCCTTTGAATCACGCGGTAATGGCGGTGCTGGCTTCGCTGCAGGCCACGCATTCTTGAGGACCTCCCGACACATGCTCCCCTTCACGTCTGCCTTGTCCGTCATAAGCCGATCGATGTTGAGGGCCTGCTCCTCCTTGAGCACGAGGTGATAGACTTGCACGACCTCCGCCTGGCCGATCCGCACGGCGCGGCCGATCGCCTGCTCCATCAAGGCACTCGTCCACCAAGGACCCGTGAAGACGATCCGGTCGAAGTGCTGGAGATTGAGTCCCACTCCCCCCGACTGGAGCTGAATGAGGAGGACGTCGGTGGCCGTAGAGGGCTCGTGCGTGGCGGAGATGACCTCCTTGCGCTCCGAGTGACCCATCGTGCCGTTATACAGGAAGACGCGCCCAATCTGCGGCATGGCCTCCAGCATCGTCTTCAGCAGTTCCATCTCCGAGTGAAAGTGGCAGAAGATGATCCACTTGTGGGGCTTCTCATCGGTGGTCCCAAGCAGGGTTCGAATGGCCTCGAACTTCGTGGACGTGCCGACCCAGTCCGGACGGGGCTGTGCCACCGCCAACGCGCTTTTGCGGCGCGCCTCAATGTAGACCTGCGGGTGCAGCGAGAGCTGCCGAAGACGCATGAACAGCTTCAGCTTCATCGTCGCGTTGGGTGCCTCGTCCTCCATGGCCTTCCACGTCTTCACGATCGCCCCGGTCAGACCCTTATAGAACTCCTCTTCGGCCTCGGAGTGAAAGGGGAGGACGAGCTTGTTGATGACCGGGGGTGGGGGCGCGGCGACGCCGCTGTCGCGCAGATCAGTCATGAACCGGGCCATCGTGTACTCGTTGACCGTCTGCATGATGTCCCCGGTCGGCGGTGACACTCCGATCAGCGTGAGCAGGCTCTTCAAGTCGCTCATGGAGTTAATGATCGGAGTGGCCGTGAGAAACCACCTTGACGTAGCCTTAATGGCCTGCGCCATTGAGTACAGGCTTGACTTGCGAGAGGCCAGCCGGTGCGCCTCGT